GCTGGCGGTACTTCTCTGACGTGAGATGCACGACGCCGAGCGAGTCCTTGTAGTAGCGCAACTGAGCGGCGGTCGCCGAGGTGGCCTCCACCCAAGTGGACGACGGCGTCATCGCCACCGACTGCCACGACTGCTGGGTCTCCACCTTGGCGGCCGTGACCGCGCTGTCCTTGATCTGGTCGGCCTCCACGTCGTTGACCGCGACCACGAGCGCCTCGAGGGCAGCCAGCGTCTTCGGGTCCTCAGTGGTGATCGGCAGGCCGATCGTCGGGAGGTCTAGGTCCACGCGCGCCATCAGTCCCGCCTCGTCGTGATCGACATCGTGTAGGCGTCGACCTCCCAGAAGTCCGAGCCCGCGCTGTAGAACGACAGCGACCAGGCGCGGCCGACGCCGGGGGTGTAGATCCAGCCCTCGCCCACGAGGCCGCCGCCACCGAAGGTGCCGGCGCCCGTACCGAACTGGCCGGCGCCGCCGAACAGGGCATCCTCGCCGGTGAAGTCCCCGGTGCCGCCGAGCTCGCCGACGAACGCGTCGTAGTCGGTGGCGACGTAGATGTCCACCGTGCCACGCGCGTCGATGTGGATCTCGTTGCAGCGCTTGCGCAGGTGGGGGGTGCCGAACGCGTGGAACGGGCCGGACCAGTAGGACTCGAATGCGCCGTCCGGGTCGGTGGCCGTCTCGCCCTCGCCCTCGGTGAACATCGACCACAGGTCGCCGCCATTCAGGCCGATCGGTACCAGGTCGGTGCCGTAGTCCCACACCGCCAGGTTCGTCACCGTCGGCGTATGGACCCACCACGAGTCGAGCTCGACGTCGTAGTCGAGCACCTGCTGGATCTCCACGTCCGAGCCGAACGTGGCGGACAGGTAGTAGTGGCCGTTGATGAACGTCGCCTGGACGCTGGGCAGGTTGGCCGCGGAGATCTGGTCGAGCGTCGGCTGAATCTGCTCGCTGATTCGCTTCACGGTGTCGCCGGTCGTGATGAACACGCCCTGCTGCGGGTCCAGGAAGAAGCAGCCCGTGGGGGTGGCGACCACGCTGCCGGGACTCAGGGTACCGACGTTGTCGGCGAACTTGCGGTTGGCGGAGGTCTCTTCGTTGTAGACCGCCCAGATGCCGCGCTCCTTGAACACGAGGAGGTAGCTGTTGATCCCGCGCAGCGCCGTGAGCGGCAGCCCGTCGTCGGGGTTGAACTTGGTCTCGCGGTCGGTCGACCAGTCGGTCGGGTCGCCGATGCCCGACCAGAACAGCTTGTACGGGTCGGAGGACTTGCCGGCGACCCAGAGCGTGTTCTGCCAGTACTCGAGCAGTGTGCCGTTCGGCAGCGAGCCGGTGACCGCGGTCCACGAGCCGGTGCCGGCGCCGGTGCCGTCCGTCTCGCGCGGGGTGTCGGTGCCGTTCATGCCGAACGCCGGCCCCTGCGAGGAGATCGTCGGCATCCGCAGGAACGTCCACGGGGCGGTGGTATCCAGCCCGGAGGCGACCAGCGACGTCTTGGCGAACGCGTCGTCGATCGCGAACAGGCCGCCGGCGGTGGACGAGGCGACGGCGAACGACGTCGAGCCGCTGCCGATCACCGACAGGTCCTTGAAGGTCAGGCTGTCCGCGTCCTCGTAAACGGCGGCGCAGCCGTTACGGCGGGAGATGTTCCCGCGGTGCTTGGACACCACGTTCTGCAGCGCGCGCCCCTCGGCGCCCAGCCCCTGGGGGTCGTCCTCGGCGCCCTCACGCAGACCGAAGACGCCGTCGGCCGTGTTCAGGCCGCGGGCGAACCGGGCGAATTTGTACGCCTTCTGGCCGCGCGCCATGGCGCTAGCAGTCCCACTCGCCCCAGGCGCCCTCGACCACGTCGGGCTCGGCGTCGCCGACGCCGCCGGTCGTGGCGTCGTAGAGCTCGGCCCGGTACTGCTGCCGCCAGTAGGACGCCATCTCGGCGTCGTCCTCGTTGTCGAAGCACTGGGCCTTGGCGTACGCCATGACGGCGCGGTCCAGGTCGGCGCCGAGGCCGGTCGTGTCTAGGTCGCTGTCCATGATCGCCGGGCGGGTCATGCCGACGACCATCACGCTGCCGCCGCTGCCGGCCGGCTGCACGTCGATCGCGACGCGCGGGTACGGGGTGTTCGTGTTCTTCTGCCGGCGCACCGTGTAGACGAGCGGCAGGGTGCTGGTGGCGTGGCCGAGGCCACGCAGGTCCTCGACCTTCACGGGGCGGAGCTCGTACATCGCCTGGGCGACGAACGCGGTCTCGCCGCTGGAGCCGGTCGCCGGGTAGGTGGGGGCGGTCGACGGGACTGTCCAGACCGAGTTCACCTTCCAGAACGGCGCCGAGCCCGTGGGGGCCGCGACGGCGCCGCTGGAGTCGTACGTCAGGATGATGGACTCCTGCTGGATGTCCAGCTTGCGGCAAATGTCGGTGACCGCGTCGTTGAGCGCGCGCTTGACGAACTCGGCGTAGCGCGTGCTCGAGAACGAGTTGAAGGTCACGCGCTCCTGCAGCTGGGCGAACGTGTCGCCAGTCGTGCCGTCGAACGTGTAGCTCATCGGTAGTGGCTCCGGATGTAGATGCGCGGGTTCGAGCCGAGCGTCTCGCGCTGGATGGCGCGGAACAGCGGGGCGGCCCGCTCACGCAGCATCTGGTCGGTCTCGTAGTCGCGGTCTGCCTTGGCCTTCGCGTCAAGAGCGTCCAGGCGGGCGGCGGCGCTGATGCCGTTGCGGACCTCGTACGCGCGCTGCTCGAAGTCGCGGACGACGCGCTCGTTCCACTGGTCCATCGGGACGCGGCCGACCAGGTGCTCGGTGCCGTCGGCGGTGCGCTGGGAGACGACGAATGCCATCGGCCCCTCGGCGAAGCGCGTGTGCAGCGGCGGGTCGAGGTCAGCGAGCATCTTGGCGACGCGCCCAGCCTCGCCGCTCACTTCGTAGATGCGACCGTCGTGGCCGCGGAGGATCTGCGTTGCCAGCGTGGGCGTGACGTCGATCTGACTCATACGCCCAATGCTGGCCCCCGCGCCGATCGAGGCGCGGGGGCCGAGCGTGGCACTACGACTCGTGAACTACGCCGCCCGACCCTCGACGCGCAGACGCACGACGAAAGTCGAGAGGTTGGTGTTGGCCGTGACCTGCGGCTGGGCGACCGCAGCGCCGGGCGTGGCGTTCTGGCCGAAGGCCATCAGCTTGCCGGTGCTGTAGTTGAAGCCCACCTGGAACGTGGTGGACGCGGCCGTGCTGAGCGCCGGCCCCATCGGCTCGACGCACCAGATCTCCTTGAGCCCGAAGGCCGAGGGGGTCAGCGTCTCGCCGCCGGTGGTGTAGTTGGCGCCAGCCGAAAGCTGGACATCGCGGTAGACGGTCTTGCGATCGCCGTCGGCGAAGTCGATGCTGCGGCCGTGCTTGGTGACCTTGGTGACAGTTCCGAGAGCCATGTTGTGTCTCCTTTCCGGGGACGCCCCCCGCGCTCACGCGCGGGGGGCTAGACCCTCAGTCCTATCGCGCCTGCTTGGCGGCGTCGTCCTCGGCCGACTCGATGCGGCCCGTACGCGCCGGGTCGGTGCAGACCAGGCTGACGTGGTAGCGGTACCACGACTGCCAGGCCGCGACCTTCTGGCCGGCGGTGGTGTGGTCCTTGAGCTCGACCTTGGCGCCGTCGCCAGCCTCGGACTCCATGAAGCCCGGCTTGGTCAGCTGCATGAGCTTCAGGACTTCGTCGCTGATGCCGAAGACGTACCCCTTCGGGCAGTCGTCGTCGATGATGCACTCGTGGCCGTTGACCTCGAGCGAACGGTAGCCCGCCTTGATGTTCTGCGTGGCCTCGTTCATGTAGCGACGCTGCGAGGCGAACTCGTCCGCCAGGCGACGGCGGATACCGCGCGTGGTCAGGTAGATGTTCATCTCGCCGCGGCCGTTCTCGCCGATGCCGTCCGACAGTTGCTCGAACAGGCTCTCGCCAGCGACAGCGCTGGCGGCGTCGACAACCTCGCCGTCCCAGTTGCTGTAGGTGGACGAGTCGATGCCGTGAAGCGTGCGGGCGTCGTTGGTGATCGCGCGCAGGCCCTCGACCTCGTTGTTGAGCGAGCCGCTGATGACGTAGCGGTCGCCGGACGTGCCGGTCACCGAGGTGCTGAACGTGATGGTGCTGTTCGCCTCGCTGATCGACGACACGACCTTGCCCGTGCTCGTCGCCGTGTCCGACGCGGCGGGGTACTGGTCGAGCACGTCGCCGACGTGGACGTACTGCACCGACGCCACGGTCTGCGTGGCGCTGGTCGCGGTCGCCGTCGAGGTGGCGACGACGCCCGCGGCGCCGGCGTTGTACCACTGACGGTTCAGGTCCTTCGCCATGTCGATGGCGACGTTCTTCATCTTGCGAGCGACGGCGGACTCGAAGGCGCCCTCCTTGGACTTGGAGACCTCCTCGAGGGCCTCGGTCCACTCCAGCGCGTAGTAGTGGAACGCCATCGTGGCCGTGGCCTCGACGTCCACTTCGCTGATCGCGACCGGGAGCACGCCGCCGTCGGCGCGCGAACCACGACCGAGCGAACGGCTGACCGTCACGGGGAAGCGAACGTGCTCGCCCGAGAAGTCCATCGTCGCCTGCTCCTTCTGGAGCCGGTCGTGGAGGAACGACTTGTCGTTGAGAACGCGCACGGGCGGGAGCGTGTAGAGCTCCTTCAGGAGCGCGCCCTGGGTGGTGGTGTTGCTCGTCTGAGCCATGTCGGGTTACCTCTGGGTTAGGCGTGTGCGGATGCGTTCCGCTCCCGATGCAGTCGCAGCGCCTCGTCCCAGTCGTCGACCGGCTGCACCGGCGACGACGCGCGCCCACCCGGCTCCGACGGAGCGGGGGGCGTGGGCTGGCCATCGACGAGCGCCTTCTCCGCCTCGCCACGCAGGGACTGCATGAACTCGAAGGCGGCCTTGATCGGCTCGTCATGGTCGGACTGGAACCGCTTCGCCAGCGCAATCAGGCGCTGCTTCTCGGCCCCCTCGAACGGCTTGCCATTCAGGCCCTCGACCTCGGCGAACTCCTTCTGGTAACCGGCCAGCGCCTGCTCGCGGAGAGTGTTCAGCTGCTGCTGCTCCTCCCACTGCTGACGCTGCTGGTTCTGCCACGCCTCAAACTCGGCGCGGGTCAGGGGTGCGTCGTTGTCGTCCGCCTCGTCAGCCATGGCCTCGGCCTGATCCAGGTCGACGCCGGCGGCCTGCGCGATCGCGAGGATCGCGTCACGGGCGGTCTCCGGGTTGGAGAGGTCCTGGGCGAACTCAAGCAGCGCGCCGACGCCCTCGGCGCCAACGTCCTGCAGACCGAGTTCGCCGAACGGCTCCCAGGACTTGCGGTACTCCGCGTGCTCCTGGAACTTCGCGTTGGCGTTCCGTTCGATGTTCTTGAGGTGCTCTTCTACGAACGAGCGATGCTCTTCGGGAACGGTCGACAGGTCGTAGAGACCCGTCTGAGCGTCCTGCTGGCCCTGGCCCTCGGGCTGTACCGCGGACGTGGAATCGACGTCAGACTGGCCCTGGCCCTCGGGGGGCTGTACCGTCTCCGTCTCGGTTGAAGTCTCGTCGCCGACGAGGGCGTCGAGCGGGTTGTCAAACCCCTGCTCGCTCACCTCTCCTCGCCGCCTTCCTGCTTGTCCTCCGTGGGACTCTCGGGCTCGGCGGCCGTGCGCTCCTGGTGGCGCTTGCGGGCCGTCTCGAACGAGTAGTCGTCCTCGGGGGTGTCGCGCTGCTCGCGCGGGGCGCTCGCGCCCGGCGCGGCCTGCTCGCCCTTCAGCGTCTCCAGCTGAGAGTGCAGGTCCTTGTTGTCGCCGCAGTGCGCCAGGACGACGTCAATCGCCTCGCGCAGGGACGGCTTCGGTTTCGTGAGTGCCATGTCCCGAGCGTGGACACGGCGTCGATCGAGCTACGCGCCGGGCGGCGGAACGGGCGGCGGGGCGGCGTCAGGCAGCGGGTTGCCGGACGGCTGGCCCTGCACTATGTTCTGCGCGGGGGCACCCGGCACGATGCCAGGCGCAGGCATCCCGCCTGGCATCGGGGGTGGCCCCGCCGCGATGGCGGCCATGCTCGCGTCCTGCTGCTGCTTGCGCACCGCGGCGCCCTTGTGCTCGGCGATGTGATTCAGCCACACCTGCTGGCGCTGCGGGGGCAGCGCACGGAAGCGCAGGTTCTTGCCGCTGTCCTGGTGCGTGTCGATGTGGACGTGGTCGTCGTCGATGTCGTTGACGACCGGGTCCTTGCCACGCAGGAACTCCGCCCACTCGCGCTGAGCCATCGTCAGGTCCGCGGTGGCCGAGCCGACGATGTTCTCCAGGCCGCCGACCTGCGTGTCCTTCAGCACCTTCGACAGCGCCGACTTCTGCATCGGCAGCGAGTACTGAAGGAACATGTTCAGGTAGTCGCGGATGCCCGCCTGGCGCGCGGCCAGCGAGCGGGGGAACGTCGAGTTCGGGACGACCGAGATGCGCGGGACGTGGAACGAGGCGGTCGCGCGGAACGTGTCCATGTCGATGATGCCGTCCTCGCCGGTGACGACGACCAGGCGCTCCGTCGAGTAGTACTTCGACATGAGCTCGATCACGCGCTGGCCGACCTCGCCGATCGCGTTCTCCAGCGCCTCGACGTCCGGGCCGAGCCGGGTGGCGTCCTGCTCCTGGATCAGCGAGATCGCGGAGGCGGCGGTGACGCCCGGCGGGACGGCGGAGCCGCCCTGCTCGTACTGGCCGGCCACCTCGCGGAAGCCGCCCTGCAGCTGCTCGAGGAAGTTGAAGGTGTAGCCCGGCACGCTCGGCGGGTTCAGGTACTGCACCGGCGGGGTGGTGCCGTTGAAGTTCGCCTTGACCTTCTCGCCAGGGACGCCCGATATCTTCACGTTCGCGAGGGCGTCGATCAGCATCGACGGATTCCCGAACTTGCTCAGGTTCTCCGCCAGCTGGGAGATCATCTTGTTCCAGCGCGCCTGGATCGGCCGCAGGTCCGTTACCACCGCGTCCGGCCAGAAGCGGCCGGGCACGATGATGCCGGGGAACATCGTGTACGGGATGCACTTGTACTCGTTCGGCCCCTCGTACAGGACCGTGGTGCTGGTGAAGACCAGGTGCCGACCGTCCGGGTTGCCCTTGCTCGCGGGCTCCCAGAGCTCGTAGACGCGGATGCCGATGTGCTCGCCGGCCTGCTGGTCAACCGCGGTCGAGTGGTAGCCCGACTCGACGACGCCGACCATCGCCGGCGCGTCCGGCTGGATGTCCTTGCCGTAGTGGTCCTTGACGTACTCGGGCGAGCGCACGGACTCGTCGATGAGCCAGCGGCAGTCCTCGATGCAGGTCGCGAGCGGGTCGGGGTAGAGGTCGAACGGCGACCGGACGTGCAGGACGATGTCGCCGCCGCCGATCGTCTTGCGGCCGAGGACATCGTCCATCTCGGGCATCTCGCCGGGGCGCAGCACACGGCCGGTCTGCGGGTGCATCATGGCCTGGCCCGTCTGCGGGTGGACCATGACCTCCGTGCCCTTGCCCTTCATCGGGTCCCAGCACGCCTTGACGAAGCCGGCGCCGCAGGTGCGCGACCAGGTCACAGCCTCGCGGCGGGCGGCGGCGAAGCGAAGGTTGTCGTAGGCCCACTCGAGCAGGCGGGTGGCGGCCTGGGCGCTGTTGACCGCGTCGTCGCTGGCGCCATCCGGGATAGCCGCCCAGCCGGGGCGCTGCTTCGTCAGCTTCGCGACCTCGGTGCGGACGATCGGCCGGATGCGGTTGTCGGTCAGGCGGACCTGACCCTTGCGCGAGCGGGGGCGGTACAGGCCGCGGCCGTCGTGGGCTATCCACTGGTCGCCCTGGTAGTTGGCGAGGTTCAGGTACCAGTCGCCCTCGTACTTGCTGCGCGCGGACTTCGCCAGGCGCAGGCGCTCCTTGGCCTTACCGAGGCCGAGCGACTTGAACTCCTGCTGGGTCTGTGGCGCGGACTGCGTCGCCGTCTCCTGCTCGTAGGAGGCCATCAGCTAGCCACCGTCCCGACCAGGTGCGACTCATCGACGTCGTCCTCGTCCTCGTCGATCAGAGCCTCGGGCTCCACGAGCCCGAGGCTCTTGAGCACTTCGTGCGGGTCGACCGGCTCAGGCGCGGGGATAGCGAGTGCCGCCTGCGGTGCCTGCACGCGTGTCAGGAGTTCCCAGCGCTCACGCGCCATCGCGGCCTCGCGGCCCGCGTGGTGCGCGAGCAGGCGCGACACCTGGTTGGCGTGGCGGTCGGCTTGGACGAGGACGGCGACGATCGCCACGACAGCGACCAGCGCGACAATCCCGAGAGCGATCATGCCTCGTCCTTCTCGTAGCGGTTGCGCCGCTGGGCCGGGGCCTTCTTGACCTTCGGCGGCGCGGGGTCGCGGTCGCGCTCGGGGCGGTGCGACAGCGCGAGCTCGATCCGGTCGGCGTACTCCTCGGCCTTCTCGGCGCGCTCCTTCAGCGCGGCGATCTCGTGCTGCAGCCCCTCGACCTTGCTGGCCTGCTCGGGGAGCAGCGCGGCCGCGGTGCGGATGCACTTCTCGCAGATGACCAGCCAGTCGACATGGCCGGCGCGCGGCCGGTTCGGGTCGATCAGCGCGCCTTCGTAGCCGGCCTGGAAGTCGACGTGCGCGCGGTCGGTGTACTGGCCGTAGCATGCCGCGCAGGCCCGTGGCGGACGGGAAGCGAGTCGAGGAGAAGCCATGCCCAGACGATGGGCGCGGCGTCGATCGAGCTAGCGGTGACGCTCGCTGAATGGGGCCTTCGGCTGGACCAGCGTCCACTTGCCAAGGCGAACCGACAGGACGCCACCCTCGATGTCCGGCAGGGCGGCCACCGAACTGACGCCGCCAATCGCAGCCGCGGCGTTGTAGCGAATCGACCCACCGACCGTCACGCCCTCTTCCGCGGCGACGGTGACCGCGCCGCCGCGGAAGACCTTGCCGGCGATGGTGGTGCTGCCCGCGGCGGATACCGAGGCAGCACCAAACCACGGCTGATGCCCGCTGGCCGCGACGCTCGAGACGGCCGCGATGGAGGCAGCACCTTCCCAGACGGTCGAGCCCACGTTCACCGTGCCCGCGGCTGTCACGCTGCCCGCGGCGGTGATGGACGCCGCGGCGTTCGCGCGGAACGATCCCGCTATCGTGGTGCTGGCCGCGCCGGCGGAACTCGCCGCACCGTAGCGCGTCGACATACCGGCGACGGTGGTGCTGGCAGCCGCCGAGATCGTGGCCGCGCCGTTCTGCACGGTGCCGCCGCCCGCGCTGCCCTTGATCTCAACGGCAAGGCGCGTGCAGTTGGCCGACGAGAAGCCGGTGATGCCGTAGCTCGTCGTGCCTGCCGACCCCTGGTCGGGCCAGTCGAACGCGAACTGCGTGTACTGACCGCTGATGAACTCCGCGTGCTCCTGCGTGCCGCCTGCGGGGGTCGCGGCCACGGTAACGTCGTTCGTGGCGTTCCAGTCCGCGAGCGCCCACACCACGCGGCTGTTCGCGCCGGCGCGGGTGAGGCTGATCGTCTGCGAGTTGCCGGCGGCGGTGACGACGTTGCCGACCCCGTCGCTCCCGCTCCACACCCATACCTCGATGCCCGAGAACTGCGACGACCCGCCGTGGCTCGACGAGATCGTCACGCCCGAACCGGACGCGGCGGCGGTCGCCGTCCACACGTAGCCCTTGCACGAGCTCGCGGTGTTCGTCGGGTTCGATCCCGAGGCGGGCGTCGGGGCCGTGAACGTCAGTCCCGTGGCGGTCGGCGTGGTGAGCGTGCCGCCGTTGTCCCCGGTCGTGCCGATGACGACAATGACGTCACCGGCCGACCAGGAAACGGAGACGGTCTCCGCGGTGCTGTTGTTGTCCGCGAAGTTCGACTTCGCGTACGCGGAGAGCGTCGGTGCTGCCATGGGCTAAGGGGAGCCGACCGGACTTCCGTCGTCGTCCCAGACGTTGCGCGTCCAGGTCAACTGGCTCGGCAGGCTGGCCGCGAAGCCGTAGTCGCCCGAGCGCGGGAACAGGCCGTAGTCATCGGCGCCGCCCTGGCACACCCAGGTGCCGCCGCCGCCCTGGACCTCGTTGCCGTGGTCGCAGCGGGTGAACATGTTGTCCGTGATGACCGCGGTCGCCTGGTCGCACCCATCCTTCGGGCAGACGCTCATCGCCCAACCGCCGCCGGCGAACAGGTTGCGCGTCGCCGTCAGGTGGTTGCCGTGGCCGCCGTCCATGAAGATGTTGGCGGTCTGGCCCTCCAGGTTGATGAACGTGTTGTGGGTCGCCGTGAACGTGTTGTCCCAGACGTAGATGTTCTCCAGGTGGTCGCCGGGGATCGCCTCGTGGATCTTCGAGTAGGAGTCCGAGATCACCGACCCCTCGCCGCAGAGGCAGAGGGAGTCCACGTCGCCGTGCTGGTAGAGGTGGTCGCCGAGGACCTTGCCGCCGAGCGTGTTCCGGATCGCGTGCTCGACACCCACGCCCGTGGGCGAAGTGAGTTCGACGTTGCTCACGGTCACTGTGTAGGGGCCGTTGACGTGGATGAGGCTGTTGCCGCACGCCGAGCCGCCGCAGCCCGAGTTGCCGGTGATGCGGCTGTTCTTGATCGTGACGTTCGCGTTGACCTCGATCGAGCCGGTGATGTCCTTGCCGTCGATCACCTGGCCGGGCGTGTTCGCGTTGATCGAGCCGGACGACGTGAGCGTCGTATCAGCCGGGACGCCGACATTGCCGTAAGCCGGGTCGGGGAAGCCGCAGGAGCCGGGGCTGGTGAAGCAGGTCCCGGTCGGGGGCGGTTGTACCGGGTCGGTCTCGTCGTTGTCCGACGAGTCCGCGCACCCCGGGTCGGCGGCGTCGATCTTGCCATCGCCGTCGTTATCCACGCCGTCGGCGCACTGGGCGACCGGGGGCTGCTCGACCGGGCAGCCCCCGTTGCTCGCGGGGCCTGGGTCGCTCGGGCAGTCGTCGCTCGAATCGGGCGTGCCGTCGCCGTCCGTATCGGTCGGGGGCGGTGTCTGATCCGCGGAGACCGTCACGTCGTGCTCGACGGTGGCCGTGTCGCCATCCGCATCGGTGACCGTCAGGCGGACATGCTTGACGCCGGCGCCGCTGAACGTGAAGTGGAGCGGGTCGCCAGAGCCGAGCGGCCACTGGGTGCCGCCAGCGCCGTCGCCACCATCGTCCTCCCAGGTGTATGTCAGCGGGGCGTCGCCGCCACCCTGCGCGTCGAACGTAACCTCCTGGCCGACGGTCGGATCGGAGGGACTGGACGTGAACGCCGCGCTCGCCGGCGTGTCCGCCGGCGGCGCGACATCGGCGTCGCCATAGAGGCTGGCGCGACCGGTGCCGGACCAGGCGTGACCGACATCGTAGGAGGCGGGCAGCGAGGTGTGCGTGTCGCCCGACGACGTGTACGCGGTCTGCGTGCCACCGTCACGGAACCGGAGCGTGCCGGTGCTGCCCTCGGGCTGCAGGATGGCAGTCCAGTAGGTGGCGCCCGCCGTCACGTTGAACGGGGTGACGGCGCAGTCGTTCCAGCCGGACCGCGGTGCCGTCACCGTGCAGGAGCCCAGCTTCGCCGACGGGCGGCTGCCACCGGAATAGACGCCGACCTGAACCTGCGACGCGGTGCTCGAAGAATCGAGGTAGACGTGCAGCGTGTCGATCGGGCCGGTCGCGTCGGCGGGGGCGCTGAACGCCTCTGCCATCCCGACGGGGTTCGTGTCGAGGTTCGGCTTGATGCTCGAAACTCCGACGCCTGCGGCAGCCGTGCCGGGGAGCGCGAGGGCGAAGACCGTGCCCAGCGCGAGGATGAGTTTGCGCATTCCCCGACGATGGGCGCCGGGTCGATCGAGCCTAGTTGAGTGAGAGCGTCAGGCTACCGCTGAGGATCTTGAATCCGTCGCCGCTGTTGACCGTCTTCGACGCGGTCAGGTCGCCCCACCAGAGGAGGTTCCCGGCCGTGGAGGCGTCGAAGATGCCGATCTGCGTGATCGTTCCCCAGTTGGCCGAGGCGGTGCCGAAGTCGATGTCGGCATTGCTGGTGATCGCCCCCGACGCGGCAGCCGCGAACTTCGAGGCGAGCGACACGCGAGCGTACGAGCCGCCGCTCACCTCCGTGCCGCCGCCAGAGTCGGACGGCGTGGCGGTGAAGAGCGCCAGGTAGACCGGCGACGGCATCGTCCAAGACGTCTTGCCGACGCTGTGCTCGAGGATCTTGAGCTCGGCGTAATCGGAGAGCGACCCGGCCATGCGACTAGATCTCCGTCACGCCGACCGTGCTCGCCGAGGCGGCGATGGCAGCGACCGGGCCGGTGTAGGACGTGGTGGTCCAGCTGCCGCCGTTCGCCTTGAGGAGGATGCCGTCCCCGGCGACGGCGGTCGGGTCCGCGCCCGCGTCGGCCGTGGTGCGCAGCTTCAGCGAGACGTCGACCGTCGCGTGGGTGTTGACGATCGTGAGCTCCAGGCGCTGCGGGAACTCCTCGACGATGACCGCAGACGACGTGGTGACGTCGGCGCCATCGGAGATGTGGGCGTTTTGCCGGCGGGGGTAGGCCATACACGGACTGTGGGGTCCGTGTCGATCTAGCTCACTGCCAGTAACCGCTCCCGTATAAAGACGGCCCGTCATCGTGCGCCGCGATCGAGCGCTTGATGTCCGCCCGGATCATCTTCTGCTGCGGCGACAGCCGATCCTCCATCGACTCCGCCTCGGGGATCGGCAGCGCCGTCACCGCGTAGCGCAGCGCGTCCGTCGCGTGGTCGTCGCGCTTCACCGGACGCTCAGGCGCGGCGTCCTCAGAGCGCCCGGTGGTCTTCCACCGGGCGCGGAGCAGCTGATCGATCAGCACCTCATTCGACGCCATGATGTGGATGCGGTTGCTGTCGAACAGCTGGCGCAGCGTGTTGATGCCCGGCCGCACGTCGTTGATCGCGATGCGGGTCTTCAGCCCCGCCTCCTGGTAGGCGAACTGGTCAGTCACGCCGGTCTGGTGGTCGGTGCGCTTGATCGCCGGGTCCGCCATGAAGATCGGAAGCGGGAGCACCCAGCGCTCGGCGGCGCGCTGGATCTCCTGCGCCACGCTGGAGATCACCGTCTTCTCGCAGATCACCTCGGGACCGACCCACACGCCATCGTGGTCGAGGCCGACCCACACGGCTGCCGCCTGGTGGCGGAAGCCGGGGTCGAGGCCGCCGAGCAGCATCTGGCAGTGCGAGGACCGCAGCCGGTCGAGGACGATGCCGTCCGGCACGACGTGGCGGCTGCGAGCGAACTGCTCGTACACGCGGCCGGCCATCGAGACGAACAGGCCCTCCTGGCGGGCCTTGCGCTCCTCGTCGCTGGCGGCCATGGCTAGCGCGGCCGCCTTACCCTCTGGGTCGATGACCGGGTTGTCGTCCTGGTGGAACCGGTGGCCGTAGATCGGGAAGTCGATGCCCTGGAAGCTGATCGCGGCGAAGCCGGACTTGGCCGCCTCGCGGTCGGGCTGCTGCTCCTCCCACGGCTTCCACAGGTCGTCGTACACCCAGGTCATGCCGTCCAGCGGTGTGAAGGTCATGCGCAGGTCGCCGTTGTAGTCGACGAGGCGCTGGATGCACTCGCCAAAGATCTCGCGCCCGTGGTCGTGCAGAGCTTCCTCATCAAAGTGAACGATGTGCAGCGGCACGCCCTGGAAGACCTCGACGTCCATGCCCTGCGTCATCATGCTGATGGTCGAGCCGTTCTTCAGGTGGAGCGTCGAGAACTCCTTGCTATACGCCTTCTCGACGCTGTTGCCGACCAGCTGCGACTTCGGCATCCACTGGCGCATGATGGGAAGATGAATCTTCTCGACGGCGCGACCGGACACCGCGATCAGAAAGACCTGGATCGGCGGCTCCCAGCGCTTGTACGCCTGCAGGTGTGGCGGGACCGCCTCGCGATCAATCACGTCGATGATGACCGAGATGTCGCCGGTCATCGTCTTGCCGGCGCGGTTGCCACCCGGCGCCAGCCGGAACTTCACAGGGCGGCCGTCGGGGGTCTTCCAGTTGCGCAGCCAGGCGTCCTGCGGGATGTGCGGGCGGCCGACGCCCTTCGGGTCGAGCGGGTCGAAGCGCCAGAGGGGATTGTTCTTCTGATTGCCAGCCATATCGGCCAACGCCCGAATGGCCTGCCGCCGCTCATGCGGCGGCAGGGCCTCTAATACGCCCTCGCGCAGCTTGAAGCGGGTCGCGTCACTCACGGTCGCCAGCGCTTCGGCGCCTTGAGCAAGCCACGATCGAGGAGCTCTTGACGTAGTTGCTTGTGCTGGAGAACGTCGTCCACCACACGCTTGCGCGTTCCCGCCCGCCCCTCCGGGGTTAGTCCGTTCGCCACGCGCCACTGGGCGCCGGTCATATGGTGCTTGTCGGCACCGACCCCGAACGTGATCGCCAGATTCTCCTGAGACTTGCCGAGATCCTTCACCGCGTACACGTCGGCTTGAGTATCCTGCACGAGAATCGACTTCATCATCGGTAGGCCCATGCGAATGCAGTGATCGTTGATGAGGGGCAGGTCGTGCTTGCGCAGGTAGTGCCCCGTCACCATGTCCGCCTCGTTGTACGCGGCCAGGAACTTGACAATCAGGTCGCACTCGTTACTGAGGTCTTGTTCCAGTAACTCGCAGTGAACCTTGTCCTGCCCGATCCACGACCAGGCGATGCCGGTGATCTGTGACTCTTTCCGCCATTCCGAGTAGTGCATCGGTCGACACTCGGAGTCGAAGTCGAGGATGCGCAGTGGGCGGCGCTGGATGCTGAGCCTAATCGCCATCCGACCCAGCGATCTCGACGATGGTCGAATCGATCACGAACCCACGCGTACCGGCGGCCTCGAGTTCCGCGACCTCGGGAGCGAGGGTGTCCAACTCCCAGTCGATTGCCTCAAGGCGCTGGCGAAGGCGAAACTCGGCCCGCCTTGCGGCGGCAAGCTTCTTCTTCGCGCGGACCGTCTCCACATCAGCCATGCATGATCTCCTTGGTTTCGAGTTGAGCTTGCTCAAGCTGCTTGATGATGTCCGCGCGCTGGCGGCCAAGACTCCAGCGACGCTTCGACAGCCACCGGCTACTACCCAGTGACTGGTCCTGCGTGCGCGATACGGCTAGACGTCGCTCGCGAAACTCAGCGTCCGTCGCGTAACGCTCGCGACGGCGAGCTAGTTCGCGCTCGCGGTACTCGGGGGAACGCTTGCGTTCGCGGTGGCGTTCCGCGACGGCCGGATCCAGCATGCGACACACCGTGTAATGAGTCCACCCAACCTCGCGCCCGATCGCGCGATAGCTCAACCCCTTGTCGCGCAACTCCCGCATTCGGGCGCGCTCCTCATCGGTGACGGGGCGGCGCTTCATGCATCCACCGTGCCGCCGGCGTCGATCGAGGGCCGGTCGTCGATCAGCGTCCCGTGCGCCAGCGCGTCCAGGAAGACGTGGACGTTCGCGCCGATGTGAGCCATGTGGTGCTCGCCCGAATCGGGGTCAATGTCCTCGCCATCGTTCAGCGCGGCGATGTGCCGGCGCACCGCGGCCACGTAGGTCGTGATGCGGATCGCGTCCCGCCGCCAGTTGCGGGCGCCGTACTTCTCGGCGCCGTGCTGGAGGACGCGGCTGATCGGCTCGTCCGCCGCGCGCTCCAGGCGCTCGAGCGGGGCCTTGCCGTCCTTCTGCGCCTGGACGTACTTCGGGTTCTCGGCGTGGATCTCGTGATGGGCGGCCATGAAGTTCGGTCCCATTGCGTGCGCCATCTATCGCCCCTCCAGGAGTTGCCGGTGTCGTGCAAGGAACTGCGCCTCGGCCGTGTCGGGCGTCAGCCCGAGCGGCCACGGCGGCGACCAGGTGGGGGGCTCCGTGTTCCCCCAGTACTCACCCAGCCCGCCGCTCGCCTTGAGTTCGTACGCCTCGATCCGCAGAGCCATCCTGTCCGCCCACTTCACGTCGGCCTCGGTCATCGTCGAGACCGGGAAGCCGAACGCGTCGGCGACCGCCTGGTCGATGCGCTTCGTGAGTCCCTTCCAGCCGATCAGGTGCTGCTTGAGCGGCGTCGGAATATCTCCCAGATACGCCTCGTGGCTGTCGTGATGCAGCGTCCCCAGTCCCGGGACCAGGGACTCGCAGAGCAGCGCGTGCTCGGCGACCGAGTAGAAGCGCTCCGTATGCCCGTTGAACCGGCACATCTGCGACAGGGCGCGGGCGATGTCGACAACGTCGATCTGGTCAGCCGTCGGCTGGTCGTAGTCGAGGTACCCTCCGCTGTAGGTCTCCAGCTTCACGCTCGCTCCTTGAGGTAGGCGGCCGCAGCCAGCAGCCAGTCGGGGGTCATCCAGGCAGGGAGGGCGCGGTTGCAACGAGCGCACAGCAACCCTCGTGGCTTTCCTGATCGGTGATCGTGGTCGCGGTCCAGCCGGCGAGAGCCGGGGCCGCGCTTGCAGATCGCGCAGTGCTCGCCGCCGTTGAGCTCGGCGTACTGCTCGTAGGTGAGTTCGAGTGCCGCGTAGTGCCCCGCCCGCCTCTTCGGCGGGCGGGGCTTCCCGCAGCCCGAGCACTTCCGGGTACGTGGAAGGTTGTGGGTGCCGCAGACCGCGCCGGCGGACTGACGCCGGCAGGTCCACCCGCGGGCTCTCACCGACGCTCGTCCTTCGTCGCGGCCAGCGAGCGGCGATTGAGCTCCAGGTCGCGATGCGCGGCCTCCCTGGTGTCGCGCAGCGGGCCGCACCAGCCGTCGCGGCCGGCGGCGTAGTAGTAGATCGGCGAGCCGTAGACATCCGACTGCAGGGTCTCGACGCGATCGGTCATGCGTCCTCCGTGCGCTTGAGCGTCGCCAGGTGCGTGGTGCAGCACCAGACTTCCTGCGCGACGCGGATGGTCTTGGAGCCCTTCGGCGACCCCTTACGCAGGGTCAGCTTCTGGTTGGTCTCGGTGCCGCACCAGGCGCAGGGGCCGCGGTCGGGCGGCGGGGAGACCGGGATGGACGTCTGTCCGGTCACTTCATCATCCCCACCATGCGCATGACGTTGTCCAGGTCGATCGGCGGGAAGACGACGACCGGTGGCTTCAGCAGCCAGGGGCGACGGGGCGGAAGGCGCATCACCAGCCCCCCTCGGTGTGGACGAACTCGGTGCCGCGGAAGAACGCAGACAAAGCGACCGGCGGCTGCTCGATGCCGTTGACGTAGCGCGCGCCCTTGTTCGCCAGGAACATCACCTGCACCAGACCGCGCTCGTCCTCCTGCAGGACGGCCACCACGGTGCGCACGCCCATGACGCCGGCGTCGGCGAGACGGTGCTTGGCGACCGTCAGCAGCTGCTCGCGCCGGGAGTCGTATCCGTCCGACCCCACCTGGGCGCGGACGGGCTCCAGCTTCTCGATCGCCTCGGGCGGCGCGTCCGGGCAGCGGACGGTCAGGAACGCCTCGTGGGGGGTGTCGAGCTCGCGGCGGTTCGACGCCTTGCCGCTGACCGGGTCGCCGGGCTTCCAGGTCATGCCGTCACCGGCGCGTTCGCCTCGAAGACCGCCCGGGCGAAGCCCATTGGTGTCGCACTGCGGAGATCTGCACGGTCGGCCGTCGGGGGGAGGCGATGCATCCGACTACCGTCCGTAGGCTCGACGGGGCGGGGCTCGGGCATCCGGAAGCCGCCGCCGGTCCACAGGCACGTCTTCTTCGTGTAGGTGTCGCCGGCGGGCTCCAGGTAGCCGCCGAAGTCGCAGGGGTCGAAGACGTGATCCGGCTTGCGGTGGTGGGAGGAGAGAACCCCGACGGGGTTCTCAATGAAGTACGGGGCGCCCGACCACTCCGCGGCGACCAGGCAAGCGTTGAACAGTTCAAGGGCGTCCGTCAGTAGCGGCAGCCCCTTGGCCTGGAAGTCTCGGGCGCCGCTGACCGCCAAGTGCGTGCAGGGCGGGAAGGCAGCCACGAGGGCGATCTCGCCGGCGGGCGGCGTCCATGAGCGGACGTCCCCCCAGACGAAGTTGACGCCGTCCTCGTGGCGGGCGCGGCGAATCGAGTGCTGGACGTCGACCGCGTAACACTCGTAGCCGGCGTCGGCCCATGGCCGCAGGAGGTTGCCGGTCAGGTCGCAGAGGGAGACGACGATCACCGCTTGAGCCCCTTCGCATGGGCGGCGCGGCGGGCCGCCCTACGCCGGCGATGGCGGGCGGGGTAGCTGGCCTTGGTCTTGGGATGGCGCTTGCTCACTGCGGCGGACCTCCTGGTTCGTGGGTCCTGTGGACCGGGAGAGGGGCCGGGCGCTAAGCCCGGCCCCTCAATGGGTGGTCCGCCAGGTGCCACTAGGAGTGTGTCAGATGCACCAGATGGAGGCGTCACTCTGACGCATGGTGCGCAGCATGGCAGGTGGCGCAGAGGACGTCACACTTGGCGACCTCGGCCCAGATCTGCGCCCAGGTCGCGCGATGGTCGACCATGCGGGAGACCTCGGCCACCTTCGTCGCCGGGTCGCGGTGGTGGAGGTGCAGGTCCTCGGCGGCGCCGCAGTGCCGACAGCCGCGCTCGGCGCGGTACGCCGCTACAGCGGCGCGCTTGCGCGCCTTGTCGCGCTTCCGCTGCGCAGGGACGTCGCCTCGTGCGCCGTCGAGCCCCTCAGCCCGGCGCCGGCGCTTGTACTCGGCCCGACAGAGCTTGCACTGCCCCCGAGTATCGCGAGGGGGGTTCTCGCCGTGGGCCTCGACGCAGCCCGGAGTCCGTGGTCGTCCGCGTGCCATACGTTCCAGCATGACACACCACCCCGATGGAGCGGGGTGGGGCGGGAATTAGCCAAGCGGAGCTCGAATCTGACCGACCGGGAGTCCCAACGGGACGCGTCGCGCGGAGGGGGGTGACACCTTTGGCACCCTTTGCTAAGGCATGTTCTGGACCCGACCGTGTGGAGTCACAGAGATGGGCGACGCGCGCGATCTTCCCCCCGCCCCCGCCCCCCGCCCCTAGCGCCTGCGGCCGATGGTTGAGCCATGTTTTGGCCGTGGTCCGTGGTCGAATGCTGTGTGCGTGGCAGCATGCGCAGAGCAAGCGCCGATGTACACAGGGATTGCGCCCTGTCACTGGGATAGACAGGGGGGCAATGGCCGGCGCTCCTGTACACGGGCGTGCGAGAGCTCGCGCCTGGACGCCGTGATAGCGCCACCGCGAGCGCAGTGATCGGCTACCGAACTGGACTGGACTGGACTGGACTGGACTAGCCGAGCCTCTATGGCTGCGCGATGTACCAGTCTGCCCGACTGAGGGCGCAGTTCGACCAGGGAGCGGGAACGGGGAGCCACGCGCCAGCGCCGCTAGGCGCGGCGCATGGCGCTGCGATGCGAGGAGCGGAAGCCCCGCAGCGAGAGAGCGCGTGAGCGAAGCGAGCGCTCCGAGTGAGAGCGTAGAGCGAATGCCGATCTAGGCGCGTCATCTGTGACTTGGTCACACATCACGCTGACGCTCTTGACTTGTGTCAGCGTGCGACCGATGATATGCCTATGACCGATCACACACGCCGGCCCATGACGCCCGCTGAAGCCGCGGCCGCCTTCCTGACCGCCGCGGAGCTCTACGACGCGAAATACGCGGCGAGCAGTCCGTCTAGCCGCTGGCCGTCCATCCGGCGCCGTTACGAGCGGATGTGGGACGACGACCAGCTGCCGCCTCTGGGCGTGAGGCGCCAGCCGCAGTCACCCGCACACGTCAAGGAGCGCGGCTAGACGCGTTCAGCCACGGACGTCGCGCCTAGCCGCGCGACGTCTGTGGGTGAGCCGTCCGGCCACCACAACTACCAGAGAGGCAGGAAGCCGTGTCCAAGAAGGATTTCGAGCTCATAGCCCGCGTACTGCGCGAGTCGCACCTCGGACTCACGTTTGAAGGGCGCATCACTCGCGAGGGGCTGGCGCGTGAGTTCGCCGACGCTCTCGCAGACACCAATCTGCGTTTCGACTACCACCGCTTCATCGCCGCATGCGTGGGCAAGGACAGCCACGACAGTGCCGGGCGCACTGTCCGCTACTCGCGATGACCACGCGGCCCTACAGCCGCCCCCTGACCGTCACCCGTGACATCGCGCTGGCGGTCACGGGGGACGCGCTGAACATCTCGTCTCGTCTCGCCCTGGCGTGCAACGAGACGCCGTTTTACGACGCGCTGGAGCTTGACGGCTTCACGGCGCACCGCATTACCGCCGTGATGGCGGACTACTACCCGAACGAATCCGAGAGGAACTAGCCGTGGACATCCAAACCCTACGCGCGCGCATCGCCGCCATGCGGGATGACGCTTCCAGCGACATCCACGAAGACGATGCCATCTGGGAGGCCGAGGCGACCGGTCAGGACACCGAGGCCGCCGAGTGGTCGGGCGTTCTGATCGGTCGCGAGGAGGCGTTCCGCCAGGTGCTCGACCTGATCGACGAGCACGCCGAGGAGGCGTGATGATCGACTACAGCATCCACCGCGAGCGCGTGCGCCTCTACCTGGACGCCGGCCTCTCGTACAACGACGCGATCGCACGCGCGAACGCCGAACTCAAGCCCCAGCACCGGTTCATGCATCCGACCCAGGTCGTAATGCATCAGAACGGACGTCCGATCGGACGCACCGTGCGTCCCGTTGGATGGTGGCTGTGATCGATCGTGAAGCGCTCGCCGATTGGCTCGACGAGCGCGACGCGCTTGAACCCGAAGAGGAACCCGAGCCGGATGACTTGCGCCACGATCCTGCCGAATGGGTCCTGACTGACTGATCGAGCACAGACCCGCGAAATACGAGAGGCCCCGCGAAAGCGGGGCCTCTCTTTGTGCTGCGCCGACTATGACGGAGGGGAGTCGGCGCCTCCCTGTTCGGGGGGATGGGAGCTAAGCCTCTAGGGCTACATCAAGCCGCACGGCAAGCGAGACCCGTTCGCATGCCGCGTGACACGCCGGCGTGACGAGATCGTTCGCGTACGCGAGATCCTCGAGAAGATCCAGGTCGTTGGTCACGGCCTCGCGCAGTATCGCCTTGAGCGCGGCTGCCTCAGTGGCCGTCAGCTTCAGTGTGACAGTCCCAATCTCTTCCGGGTGCTCGACTGTCCGAGTCCTGACCCGCGGTCGGCTGCCACGCATGACCCGCGCCACGCGTACGTTCTTGAGCGCCGGATCGGCATGACCCGCGATCAGGTTCTCAGCGTTCCTCTCCATATGCCCTCCCATCGCGGCCAGCGATACGGCGGCCAGTGACACGGCCAGCCCCTTGCGTCCCTGCATGCTCTCCCTGCCCCTCATCGTCCTTGAATTGTACTCGGATGCGCGTACACTCGGCAGGATGATGGCAGAACTTGAGGACGAATGTCCGGCATCGGACGTGACCCGGGCGCATTCTGGCGCGTTTGGCTGCCTGATGGAGAATTTGCACAGGTAGCAGCCATGCCGAACGAACGGATAGAGTCCAACGACGTGCCGCTCGAGCCCACATCCGTGCGCCTGGACGATGAGGCGCGTCGCTTCCTGCGACAAGAGGCACGGACCCGCGGCGTGAGCGAGTCTGAGGTGGTGCGTCAGGCGATCACGTTCTACGCCGGATACCTAGTCCGCCTACGCGAAGAGGACGAGGGCCGGCCCCCCGAAGGGGCCGGCCCTCGCTGATTCAGCTGGGGCGTCAGC